CACAACTTGTGAAAAATCCATCTTGGATTTGGAATAAACTCTAACTCCCTTGTCTCTGTATCTAATACATGAAATCCTCGAGGATCGTTATAGTCACTCCATGTCATTTGGTAAGGAGTACCGAGATAATGTATATTCCCATGAGAAGACTTATGATGGAAATGACCAGATAGAACCACATCAAACTTACTAAAGATGTTTTTGTCCATCCCGTGATGATTGATAGTTCCTCGATACATTTCGAATCCCTGTATCTCAAAATGTCCCATAAGGATTTGAGCATCTGTATTCTCCATTGCTTTTACACATACATCTTGATTATCATCACAAATCCACGGCACAAGCATTACTTTAAGACCATCATAGGTCAATTCTACAGGTTTGTCCCAATAAACATTCAAATTATAGTTAGAATGTTCATACAACTGACGCATACTGTTAATCTCATTGGTATTCTTAAAATAACAATCATGGTTACCAATGATAAGGTCGCATCGAATATTTCGGTCTGCGAGTGGTTTGACAAAGTGCTTCTCTAAGGCTGCACTAGTGACAAAATTAATATACTTTCGACGGTCGCAAACATCACCAAGATGAATAACAGTGTCAATCCTATGTAAATCAAGGTACGGAAAAAACTGCACATCAAAAAAAGAATTAATATGGTCAGCAAGAATACGATTGTCATTTCTAACACCAAAGTGAGTGTCCGTTACAATAGCGATTTTCATACTTTCTCTTCTTCCTCATCATAAAAGAATTCAAGCCCCCTTTTCTTTTTTACTTTGGGTGCTTTCTTTCGTTCTATACTCTTCTCATATTCTTCAACAAAATCATTCATATAATCCGTTGTCATACTTGAGATATGATTTGATATGTCCACAGATGATTCACCTTCATCATATACTTCACCTAAGATTGCCATACTTGTGAAGGCTTTTTGTTTAGTATACAGATGCTTCTTTTCCTTTGCGATTCTACGAAGGAAAGCATAGTAGATGATTTGAGTGAAATATGCAAATGGATTACTTGATTTATTTGGATCAAAATTAGCCAATGCTCGGATAGCATTCTCAATACCATCACCTATCATTTCTTCACGAAATGGGTAATTAATGAAGTTTGGTTTGTGCGATAATCTATTTGCGATATCGTATATACATCTCCCAATATACTCCGGGATTTTAGGAGAATCATCTCCACATGCTTCTGCTTCTTTTACTTGATCGTTATAAAGCACCATCTGTTCAAAGAATTTTTTATTATCAACGTATTGAGTTTTTGCCATAGTTCCTTTACTTTTCACAATTTATTTCTCTGGAATATTTTACATAATAACACTAAATTATTTGTTTGTCAACACTAAAAACCGCTTGACAAAATATTTTTTTCATGTATAATGGCTTTATGCCCAATAAGAACTAATTAAGACGAAAGTTTCTCTTACGCTTCATCAATTCTAGTTCTTCTGTTGCGTCTGTTACAGGTGTTCCCTCTAGTGCTTGAAGAGACTCTTTCACATTCCTTTTTGCTTCAACAAGATAGGTATCATAGTAATAATATCCAAGAGCGTTTGGTTCTCCTAAATCAGCCAACACTTTATCTTTACCGATAAAGACATAAGAATCATTACAGAGATTCATCCAATGTTTCATCATAATACCTGATCCAGGTGTGAAAGCATAAGTGACCGGATCTTCTATATACCAACCATTTTCATCTTCGTTCCGTACAGAACAGAAGATTTCTTCTCCAGAAATAAGTTTAAATATATTAAGCATTTATCCCTTTAACTCCACATTATAGAGTTTAAACGCGAATCCTTCTTTAGAATATATATCGACTCGCTCTAGAAAGTGTTTTAGTGCAAAGTTTTTTGATCTTCCTCTTGAGAGGTCGTCAACGATGTCATAGAGAACCGCTCTGTCTTTGCTTTCATGTTTTCGTAGTCCACGCCCAATTGACTGCAAATTGCGAATCCTAGACTTAGAAGGACTTGCAAACACAATGTTGTGAAGATTACGAATATTGATACCAGTGCTATAAGTGCCATAACTGGCAAGAATAATAGCGTTGCTACTGCCTTCAACAAGTTTCCTAATATTTTCTCTTTCATTCGAATCAACTCCTCCATATACGAAATGGACTTCTCTATTCTCTGATTGTAACATTGGATATAGAAGTTTACCATGTTTTTCAACAAACTGAAACAATATTAATGTATTGCCCTTTAAACTCCAAGCCAAATTGCGAATAAATTTATTTCTCGATTCGTTAGTGACTATGAAATCAATCTCATCTTGATACGACTTACCAGCGATTAGTTTTCTGAGTTCTTTTGGATACTCTAGTACAATACACTTAATCTCTAATTCAGAAAGAACATCCTGATCCATCAATTCGGAAGTAGTAACAACTTTCTTGACAGGTCCAAACAACCCCTCTAATACTAATTTATGCGTCTGTGTTCCGTCAAGTGTGCCGGTGAAACCATAACGATATCTACACTGTTCCATTTTAGATAGAATACTAGTGAGCGACTTTGCTTTAAATAAATGTGCTTCGTCACCAATTACAACATCAAAAGAATCAAACCACGATTTTTTAAGTTTGTATATTGATTGCCAAGTTGTTATTACAATCTTGCTATTTATGTCTTTATCAACACCAGCCATAATCTTATGAATGTCAAGTGGATTATTGTTGTTATATTCAACAAAGTCTGATGCCATCTGATGTACAAGAGATGTTGTCGGTACAACGATTAATGTTCTTCTATCCTGAGCCATATGCCATCGTGTAAGAAGATAAATGATAAAAGATTTACCACTACCTGTTGGCGATAAAAGAAGTTTACGTTCGGAGTTTAAACACTCAACGAACGCTTCGTTTTGATAATCTCTTAACGAAAAGTTTGTTTTGAGAAGATTAGCAATCTCATATCCAGAATCATCGCCGTATCTTTGTATTGGCTCATATTCTTTTGAAACTGTACATTCGTAATCTCTGCTCTTACAGAAAGAAACCACATATGGCAATAGTCCAGCATAGAGAAGTCGAGTCATGTTATTCAAAAGACGAATTTTTCCATCCCAATACTTTGCTTTGTATTGTGGTGAGAACTTTGCACCAGGAACATCAAAAGTAAAGTAGTCTGACATTTCCATAATGATAGATGCTTCAGCGTCTACACGAAGATAGACCTCATTAACCTTCTCTATTTTTACTCTATCCATTTACATAGCGCCAGTCCTAAATCGTTCAAAATCCAACATAGTCTTAATCAGGTATCCACGATTGTTGATACTCTTAATTATATTTTCCAGTAGAGAGACTTTTTCTGCTTGATCACCGATTTTCAGTTTCATTTTGATAATGAGCGAATCTGCTTCAAGAGTGTCTTTAACATATCCTTTTGGTATACGCTTGAGACATGGTTCCCAACCAAGTTCTTTAAGGTCTTCTTCAGCCATAGAACCGTCATACCATTCTGTCCGCAATACATATAGACGCTTTAAATCTGCTTCTAGTTTGCGTTGAATAGTATGTTCGTATGTATAATATCGGTAATACTTTGCGTGAAGTTTAGGTATTTTTCTTGACTCTTCTGTCAAATTGGATGGGTCAATATCAGTATCTTCTTCCCATTCCATATGAATTTCATCAAGATTCATTAGACGTATACCGTCTCATAGTCGTATCCGTGGGCTGTAACTTTAAGTGTGTCATTTTCGGAGAGAATGGGAATATTCTTTGCGTGGTTCTCTGTTCTTCTACGAAGTTCAGAGGATGAGAATCGATGCTTTCGCGAATTAAAATACAATTCAATACCATTCTGTTCGCAATATACTCTACCTGTGAAATCTTTCTCTTTATATTCTTCACCAAGAATACGAATATTGATTGGATAACTTTGGAGAATGTCTAACAAATCGGTCTCAGATTCGTATGGAATTATTTCATCCACAAACTTAACAGCAGAGAGTTGCGTCCACCGTTCAACGATTGATTGAACTGGCTTATTCTTTTCCGATCTATCTTTAGATGGATCAATCTGTAACCCGCAAATCAGATAGTTGCACACACTCGCTGCTTCTTTCAACATAATGATGTGTCCAGCATGTAGTAAGTCAAACGCTGATGCAGTAAAGCCAACTTTCATAATAAAACTCCATTTTAAATTACATTAACTGTGAAACTCTTATATTTAAAGGATGCTGTTGCTTCAACATAATTTATATCAGACGATTTAACGTCTAACTGAATATCACTAATGGAAACAGGTATTAAATCTTCGAACCCAATCTCTATATTAGAGTTCATTGAAGAGTTTAGAATTGTAAGAGTAGCATCAGAGTATATACCAGAAGAATCACCTTGATTTCTTGTTGTGATATTAGTGTATTGATCAAAATTATCAGGGAAAGTCATGCCTGTTAACCAGTTATATATTTCTAAGTAGTTTTGCATATTTTCGTCAACGCGAAACGAGATAGAAAAATCACCATATTCTAACTTATCCGGACTGAGAGACAGATTATGGAATGGTGTGGGCACGGGAGCAAATCCAGCGGTTAGTGATGGCACGTTTGCTGATTGAATATAATATTCAATCTTTGGTGCGCGTTTGAGAACGAACCGAAATCCGATAGGTGATAAAAAATTTTGAGACATTTTTCCTCTTTTTTAAAAAAGTGTTGACATTGTTCGAGGCAATTCGTATTATGTATTTATGATGAACGGATACTGTTGTGATCGAAGTTCGAGAGGACGATAAATGATGGATATGAATCAAGCCCTGTATCAAGTCCGGGATCAAGTCGTAGATCAAGTCTGGGAGCAAGTCCGGGATCAAGTTCAGGGAGATTTCGAATGATTAACACAAATCAAGTCCAGGCTCAAGTCCGGGATCAAGTCCAGCATCAAGTCCAGGATCAAGTCCGAGATAAAATCTGGAGTCAAATCTGGAGTCAAGTCTGGGGTCAAGTCTGCGGTCAAGTCTGGGGACAATTTCAGGAAGATTTCAAATGACAAACACCAATCAAGTCCTGTATCAAGTCCGGGCTCAAGTCTGGGATCAAGTCTGGGATCAAGTCCGAGATCAAGTTCGGAATCAACCCCGAGATCAAGTTCGGATTCAAGTCCGGATTCAAGTCCGGAATCAAGTCCAGCATCAAGTCCTGTATAAAGTCCAGGATCAAGTCTGGGAAGATTTCAAATGATTAATATTAATCGAGTCCTGCATCAAGTCTGGAATCAAGTCGGGGATCAAGTCTGGTCTCAAGTCTGGGATCAAGTTCGGGATCAAGTTCGGGATCAAGTCTGGGAGCAAGTTCGGGGTCAAGTCCGGGGTCAATTTCAGGAAGATTTCGAATAATGAATATGAATCAAGTCCTGTATCAAGTCTGGGATCAAGTTGTAGATCAAGTCTGGGGTCAAGTCTGGGATCAAGTCCTGGATGAAGTCTGGGATCAAGTCCTGGATCAAGTCCCAGATCAAGTCTGGGGTCAAGTCGTAGATAAAGTTCGGGAAGATTTCGAATGATGAATATGA